AAAAAAGAAAAGCGCACTTAGTGCGCTTTCCTGCTATTTTTGGTAACAAGGTATAACTACCCCGTAGCGGCCTAGGCTGCTAATGCATAACTTTCGTTTGCGTTTGTTTTGTTTCTTGCGTTAACCGAGCTTGCGCCGGACAACTCCACTCTTCTATCCTGCCTGTCGATCCTTGTTCTACCCCATCATCAGCACATTGGAGGATTCGAACCTCTCAGTGTCGGCATTAGACACCATTACCACCCGTCGTGCCCTTCGGCTCAATGTGCTGATGGTGGAGTAGCCCGGTACCGCCCCGGGGTCCAGTTCAGTCGTCAAATTGCTTCAACGTTGCAAGTATATTTATAACACCTTTAAGCAAAGATGTCAATGTCTTTTTCTACCTTCTTAGAAAGTTTTTCTTCTGGTGGAACAATCTTACGTAACCAACTGTCTGCGATATATGCCTTAGGTGATGGTCCTAATTGTATTTCTAAATCGTCTGCTTCTATCCACCAATAATGATCAGTAACTAGGCACTGTGATTTCATTCCGTATGCTTCGAACTGTTCACCTTCTTTAAACTTGCCAATGTATTCTGCAACATTAACAATTCGTCCTACATTAGCAGGATTGATACTAAAAACTATTACAGCTTTATCGCCTTTACTAACGTTCAAAACTTACTCTCATATTTAAATATTAATTGTGATAAGCTATCTGTTTTTCTAAGTCTACCATTAGCATCTACAATAAAAACATCACCTGGTTGATACAAAGGCATTGTTTTCTGCCCTGGGTTGCCATCTTTATCCAAGCCCATTACTTCTCCAGGCCAATCACCTTCTACTGTAAAATCACCGTTTGGATAACTATGTACTGTGTAATCTAACCAGATCATCTATTGCTTCCTCTACTAGTGTTGCACTAGGGTATTTAAGCACAAAATGAGTGGCTTGTTTCGAGTCTGGAATTTCTACAAAGATGTCGCAACGGCAATATATATCGCCAGGAAGGCTTTGACTATTACTACGTAAAAGTTTCCATTCCCAGCCGTTAGATTCTATAGTTTTGTAAAGTTCATCACCTAGTTCTCTTTGAACCCATATTTGCTCTATGCTTGAGTTAGCATGAGTCCATTTGTATTCGCAAGAACTTAGATAGTACCTCATTCAAGAATATCCGCAATTTTATGTGCTAGATCATTAAACCATTCACGATCATGACCTCTAGTAGTTTCGGCTGCTGTGCCGATGCGGATGCCGCTTGTTTCTGTAAACGAACGTGGATCGTTTGGAATACCATTCTTGTTGACAGTTATACATCCCACAGTTTCTAATAAGTCTGCTGCTTCTCTTCCACTGTGTCTACTGTCACTTAGATCAATTAGGATGATGTGACTGTCAGTACCACCAGTTTGTACTTTGATGCCACGCTCATTAAACACCGCACACATTTCTTGTGCGTTTTCAATTACACGGCAAGCATAGTGACGGAAGTCTGGATCGTTAGCTTCAATAAATGCTTGTGCTTTAGCAGCAATAATATTCATCAAAGGTCCGCCTTGTGTGCCTGGAAAAATTGCACTGTTGATCTTGCGAGTGTAAGATTCATCATTCCAGAGGATAATACCGCCTCGTGGTCCACGTAATGTTTTGTGTGTAGTTGAAGTAACAAAGTCTGCATGTGGCACAGGGCTAGGATAAGCGCCGCCTGCAACTAGTCCTGAGTAGTGTGCCATATCTACAAGTAAGTATGCACCTACTTCGTCTGCAATCTTACGGAATCGTTCAAAGTCAATTTTGCGTGGATATGCACTAGCACCTGCAACAATCATAGCAGGTTGAATATCAATTGCTTGTTCTTCAATAGCATCGTAGTCTAGCCAACCAGCTTCATCTACGCCGTAGTGATGTGCTTCGTAAATCTTGCCTGAAATGTTTACAGGAGCACCGTGCGATAAATGTCCGCCGCTGGCTAGATCCATACCTAAGATACGATCTCCTGGTTCAAGGAACGCAAGGTAGATTGCTGTGTTAGCATTAGCACCACAATGAGGTTGCACGTTCGCAAAATTACATCCGTAAATTTCTTTTAGCTGATCAATAGCAAGACGTTCAACCTCGTCCATATGCTCGCAACCGTTGTAGTAACGCTTGCCTGGATAACCTTCTGCATACTTGTTAGTAAACACTGAACCACATAGATTCATTACACTATGGCTTGCAAAGTTTTCACTTGCAATTAATTCAATAGTAGAATGTTGCCTGTCTACTTCTCTATCTAAAATTTCGTATATTCGTTTATCCATTTACCAAAATCCTAAAGTTCTGCCGTTGCCGGCTATGATCATAAGACAAGTTACAATGTGTAACACTATCCAAAAGGTACGAAAAGCCAGTGCCCTTCTTACATCCTTTTGAGATATAGGAAGGAATTCTGGCTTGTCGTCGTCTGTTATGCCTATGGGCATACCAACGGTTCGCGCCCAAGTTTTGAGCCAACGCCGTTGTCCGCTCATTACATAGAGTTCTTTTTATCTTGAATTTCAGCTCTACGAGTTTTTGTAAGTTTACCTAGATCGCCTAGTGCCTTACGAGCTCTTGTTGCTGCTGCTTTAACACCTTTCTCATCAAAGGTTTCAGCTTCTTTGAGATAATTGTTAAATGCTTGTACTATTTCTTCATGAAGTGTCATACTATTCTCCTGTTACGATTTCATAAATTTCTTTCCAGTTCTTAACTCTGCGAACTGAATCGTCTTTCATATTGTATCCGTGTTCCATTACTAGAGCACGTAATCCAATTCTTTCACCTGCATGTGCATTTTCAACTTTGTCTTCAATCCACCACAGGTTGCTACCTTCAAATTGTTCTAGCACTCGGTCTTTGTCAGCACCTGTGCTTAGGCATATTACATCTTTAAATGCTCCACAGCCAAACAATTTATCTAAGTTTTTTCTGCGCAACTTCTGTGCATACTTATTAGTACTTAGGCTAGTAATACAAATGAATTCCCAACCTTCGTCTACTAATTTAGTAACATATTCTACAGCGTCACGCAAAGGTGGAAGAAAACCTATCATAGCACTTTCATTAAAATGCTTGATCATAGTTTTACCTTGTTTTTCAGGAATATCATAACGGATGCCAATGTCGTAAATTAACTTTGCATCATCTACCATTTCAAATCCGTGTTCTTCCATATAAAGGTTGAACGCATATTCCCAATTAAAAAGGACGCCGTCGGCGTCAACTAACATAGTTTTCTTCATCATATTTGCCTTAGTCTTATTTCATTCATGTTTTAATATAACATAAAATCAAAAAGATGTCAAGTGGTAATTAAGAAATTCCGCCAAAAAATGCATCGTCTGATCCTGTAGCAGGATCGCCACAGGTTGCTAGATCACCTTTAAAACATACGGCTATATTATTAATAAAAGTGTTTGAAGTGCCACTGGCTACCATAGTAGCACCAGCATGTTCGCCAGGGCCGTGAGGATCAACAGGATCACCGTCTACGATAACTAATTGGTTGTTTACGTAAACAGTAGAATTACCAGAAGCTCTAATTGTGCCTCCTCCGGCTGTATCCACATCTGCTCTAACTACACCGGGCATGTTACAGAGCCATCTGAATGCCAGTAGTTTGTTGTGTATACTGGTCTGCAATATCTTTTGCTGTTTTTGCTATACAAATGACATTACTTTTTGCCATTTTAATTTTAGTATCTGGAGTTACACTAAACATAAATGGTGCTAGTCCCATGCCTTGTTGTTGTACAACTAGCATCAAGGGTTTAACTAACGCTATTTCTGTTTCTGTTTCAGAGTCAAGTCTGGCAATTACTTCTTCGCCTGATGACATCTTAATAGAAACTGTGTCTCCGTCTTTGTATGGTGTTTCAATTAACATTTTTTCCGCCTTTTATATCTATTTGGGTGATTACACTGTTAAATTCTTGATAATAATCTAACAAGAACTTAATAGTAGTTAGCATGTCTTTAGGTTGTATTGGCTCCAAACCTGGATTTTCATCACAGGTTGTCCATAACCAAGCAGGATTTACTAGTGTGTGTTTTTGATAGTTTTTATTAAAAACGATTGATTCGCTTAACTCGTGAATTTTGTGTTTGGTATGTCCAGGGCGTAATCTTCCTTTAAGACCACCTAAGGTGATATTATAATTCTCTTTGTTATGATCAACTAATCCTTTCATAACATCAAATTGATAATTATCACTTATGCAATTGATAACAACATCATAGGACTTTGCTTTAATAATTATTTCAGCAAGAGATAGATTATCTTTTCTGCCTATTCTATCGGCATCTAAATAATCTGCTATCTCTTTACCAGCCCCTGATGTGCCACCAACTACTAATATCTTCACAGTGTATAACCTGAATCCGTAAAGTTAGTTTCTTCTAAATACTTTGTAAAGCCATCAAAGCCGCCTACCTTGTTTCCGTTAACAACAATCTGTGGCACTGTTCTTGCACCAGGAAATGTTTCTAACAGTTCTTCCTTTGAGTAGTCTGTGCCTAGTGTTTTGTACTCATAAGCAAAGCCACGCTGTTCGCATAGTGCTTTTGCTCTGTCACAAAACGGACACATTGGTTTTCCGTAAATTAAAATCATAAACTGAATCCTTTTAGACTGTCTTTATCAACGTCTTGTTTAATGCCGCCAATGATATAGCTTTCAACTTCTGTCTCTTGCGGTGCAACTTGCAAGCCTGAGCTAGATAGCCAATGCTGTGTCCACGGTAGCGGGTTAGTGTTTACTGGTGCATCAAAGATAGCATTCATACCCAGCGCCTTTAGTCGACGATTAGCAATGTACTCTACATATTGATACAACAGTTTTTCATTTAGACCAATAATTGATCCGTCTTTGAACAGATACTCTGCCCAATCTTTTTCTTCTGCAACAGCGTTACGCCAAAGTTCGTAAACTTCTTCTTCGCACTCTTTTGCAATAGAAACCATCTCTGGATCATCCTTACCAGAAGTCCAATTCTTAATAATATGTGTACTCAATGCCAAATGCTGTGCTTCATCTCTAGCGATAAGTGAAATAATCTTAGCACTACCTTCCATTAGCTTTAGTTCTCCAAAAGCAAATGTGCAAGCGAATGACACATAGAAGCGCAATCCTTCAAGGATATTTACTGTTTGCATTGCAAGATAAAGTTTCTTTTTAACTTCACGCATTGATCCTTTTCCTTTATGGAAATATAGATCACTTGCTTCATTAAATGCATCGTAATGTTTTGTTACACTTACGGCTCTATCTAAAATCTTTTGATCGTCAAGAATAGTATCGAATACTTCACTTGGATCTGCATACACATTTTTCATGATGTGTGTATATGAACGACTATGAATTGTTTCAAAGAAGTCCCAAGTAACAATACATCCTTCTAATTCAGGAATACTTACATGAGGCAAAAATGCTAGGCATGGTCCTCTACCTTGTACACTATCTAATAGTGTTTGATACTTGAGATTTGCTGTAAAAATATGCTTTTGCTCTGGACGAAATGTTTGATAATCCGCACGATCTTTTTGTAAACTAACCTCTTCTGGTCGCCAAAAATATCCAAGCATAGTTTGATTTAACTTATCAAACACAGGAAACTTGAATACATCATAACGCTGTGTATTTCCATCTTCTCCAAAAAACATGTTCTGTTTCGTGAAGTCTACTTTTTCTCTATTGAAAACTGTTTTCTTCGACATTATTTTTTATATCCTTCTCTATACTCTGTATTGTATTACAAAGTAAATTGTTTGTCAAGTTAAATTGCACAAGCCTCACACTCTTCGCCGTCTTCTACTTGGCTAGGTGTAAGTTGCTCTTGTGGCTTTTCTTCTTCTATTTCACTTGGATCAGTTTTATAATCGTAAGTATTTTGGTAGTAAGAAGTTTTCCAACCTAATTTATATGTTGTTAGTAAGTCCTTGATCATTACACTCATCGGTACTTCGTTGTTTTCAAAGTGTGTTGGGTTATAACTCCAGTTGCCACTAATGGCTTGATCAAAAAACTTTTGCATTACCGCAACAACGTTGATGTAACCTTCGTTGCTAGGCATGTCCCACAACAATGTGTAGGAGTTCTTAAGGCTTTGATATTGTGGAACAATCTGCTTAAGAGGCCCTTTCTTTGACTTCTTAACGGACAAGTATCCTCTAGGTGGCTCAATTCCATTTGTTGCGTTTGACACAACGGATGAGCTCTCTGATGGCATTTGTGCGGACAGAGTTGAGTGCCTGAGGCCGTGTTCTTTGATGTCAGTACGTAAGCTATCCCAATCATAGTTTAGTTTATTCTCCACAATAGTATCAACATCTTTCTTATATGTGTCAATAGGAAGAATGCCGTCTGCGTATTTAGTGCGGTTGAAATACTCACATGCACCACGCTCTTTAGCAAGAGTGTTACTTGCTTTTAGCAGGTAGTATTGGAATGCTTCTGTTAGATCGTGTACTAGTTTCCATGCTTGTGGATCGCTGTATTGTACTTTATTGCGAGCAAGATAGTGTGCTAGTCCAATATAACCTACACCTAAACTACGACGAGCCTTAGTTGAAATTTCTGCTGCCTTAATTGGATAACGTTGATAGTCAATAATTTCTTCTAGCGCACGAATAGCAAGGTCGCATAGTTCTTCTAGATCGTCTAGTGATTTAATAATACCAACATTAATTGCGCTTAGAATACAAAGAGCAATTTCACCTTCTGGATCGTCAATATGATTAAGTGGTTTTGTAGGTAATGTAATTTCTTGACACAAGTTGCTCATAAACACTGTATCTTTAAATGAACTATGTGTGTTAGCATGGTCAACGTTCATAATATAGATACGTCCTGTTTCTGCACGTTCTTTAACTAACGCAGAGAACAGTTCCATTGCTGACACTTTCTTTTTCTTAATGCTTGTAGCACGTTCGTACTTTTCGTATAACTCTTTAAACTTGTCTGCATCGCCAAAGTACGCTTCATACAGTCCTGGGACATCATGTGGCGAGAAAAGAGTTATATCTTGACCAGCTAATAACCTTTCGTACATAGTTTTGTTTAACTGGATGCTGTAATCTAATTTGCGTACACGATTATCTTCTGTGCCTTTGTTGTTCTTTAGCACAAGGATGTCTTCAATCTCTTGATGCCAGAACGGGAAATGCACTGTGGCACTACCGCCACGTACACCATTTTGTGTACAACAACGTACTGTGCTTTCAAATTTCTTAAGGAACGGAATGATTCCTGTGTGTGCTACTTCGCCGCCTCTGATCTTTGAGTTAACTCCTCTGATACGTCCTGAGTTGATTCCGATGCCTGCTCTTTGCGCGGTATAACGCCCGATAGCCATATCACTGGCAAAGATACTATCAAGAGTGTCATCACTATCAACAAGAACGCAACTTGCAAACTGACGTATAGGAGTGCGCACACCTGCCATAACAGGGGTTGGGATATTGATTTTAAATAGTGAGGTCGCATCGTAGTATCTCCTTACGTAATGCATACGTGATTCTTTAGGATAGTTAGCAAAAAGGGTAGCTGCTATCATCATATACATAAATTGCGGAGTTTCAAAAATTTCTCCTGATGAACGATCTTGTACAAGATATTTGTCAACTACTTGGCGCATGCCTGCATAGGTAAAGTTTTCGTCACGCTTATGATGAATATAACTATCAAGACGAGCTATTTCTTCTTCAGTGTATAAATCTAAAATTGCAGAGTCATATACACCACGATCAATATTTGCTTTAATCATGTCTAAAAACGGCATTGCTTCAAACTGTCCAAAGACTTCTTTATAAAGTCCGTATGTTAGAAGTCTTGCTGCTGCAAATTGATAGTTTGGTGAATCTAAACTGATAAGATCGTTTGCTGAACGAATCATTATCTCTTGTATCTCTGAAGTACTCATTCCATCGTAAAATTGTAAGTTAGCATTCATTTCAATTTGACTACTACTAACTCCTGGCAGGCCTTCACAAGCAAATTCTACTACTTTGTGTATTTTGTTAATATTAATTGGCTCTTTAGTGCCATTTCTTTTTACGATGTGAATACCGTTTGACATCCTCGTTTGCTCCTATCTGTTTTGTGTGTATAGAGGTATTTATTGTAAATCAGGCATGTGGTAGATTCGTTGCGATATTAAAGAATCTGGCAAATCTTTCCTGGTTACAAATACATCTCTATCGTATCCTATTATGAAATTATCAACGAAAAGCAAGTAATAACTTTCGCTCTTTTCGTTGTCTGTACTGATATGTATCTCAAAATTTGACCTCTTAAAACGGTCTGTTAACTGTAGCGAATAGCACATTCCCAGCACGGTTACGAAGTCACAATATTCGTTCTCTTTTATAAGTTCCCAAGGCGTAGGCCAAGTTTTTTGATCCCAAGGATCTGTAGCAATAC